TAATAATGATATATCAAATGAAGAATTATTTGATTTTAAACCAAAAATTTTAATAAATGACGGTGATATTATATATCCATATAATGATGGTGGTTTTGATATGGAACAATTAAAAGATGAAGAAGGTAAATTTTATATTGTTAGTCCAAATGAAGATTTAATCGTTAGAGATGAAAATCAAATAATTATTTCTAAAAAAGATAAATATAAAAATAAGATAAATATAATATTTGATTATTTAAAGAAATTAAAATTATTAAATGATAAAACTGAAATAACACCATTTGGAAAAGGGGTATTAGAAATAAAGAAATTATTTGTAGATAAAGATGAAAAATCAGGTATGGAAATAATTAATATTATTAGTATTTTACATTGTAATTCATTTATTTTACATAATGAGAAAAAACAAAAATATTTAATTCATAATATGATACTTATGATTATTAATGAAAAAAATAAGTTAATATTAAAAGAAACAGAAAAAAGAAATGATGTAAAATGTGATTTTATGTTTAAATCAAAACATATTAGACCAACTGAATTATATTCTGATTTAAATTATAATAATTTTAACAATAAAGTAAATCAAACATTAGAAAAATTGATAGATGATAATAATATTAATGAAATTGATAATACAATTGATAAATATACATATGATAAAGTTGAAGAATTAAAATTACAAGATGAAGAATTAAAAAAGTATTATATTAATATTTTAAGAAATTATAATAAAATGAAGATTAAATTTCAATATGTTTTTTGTAATTTAGATAAATATAATATTAATAATAGTAATTTTGATACTTCCAAATATTATTTGGAAAAATATGATTTATTTAGTTATATAACTATTTATTATTATCCAAAACAATTATTAAAAAAATTAAATAATGTTCCATTATATATAAAATATTACGAACAAGATTTTGAAGATGTTTATATGATAAAAGAATATATTAAGAAAAAGCAACAAATATTAATTACTGATGTTAGTATGGTATATTTACAAAATTTTATATTTTATATTCAAAATCCATCAGAAAATAATGAAATAACTAATATAATGTATATACCAGAAAATGTAGTTAAATTATTTGAAGATAAAAAAGTTATAAAATATAATAAAAATAATTTAGTAAATAGTGATGAAAATTATTATTCAAAATTAAAAAATATAAATTCTAAATTTGAGCCTTATGCAAATATTATTTTACAATATAATTAAATATTTTTTTATTGGAGTTATTATATGAATTATTCACTTAATAATATTGAAAATATAACATCTATAGATCCAATGGATTGGGGTAAATCTGGTTGGATATTTTTATTTTCAATAGCATTAACTTATGATATTAACAAGAGGGAAATATATGAGAATTTTTTTATTTCATTAAAGGATGTTTTACCTTGTTATGGTTGTAGAGTAAATTATAATAAGAAATTAATGAATATTGACAGAAATGTTTTTAATTCAAAAGAAAATTTATTAAATTGGTTATTAAATATAAGAAATTCTATAGCAAAAGATAATGGTGTAAAATTAATGACATTTGAAGATGTATTAAAAGAAATTAATTATAGTAATAATGAAAATAACTATTTATTATATTATATTTTAATAATAATAGTAATAATAGTTGTAATTATAAAAATATATAAAAATTGAAAATAAACAATAAATAATATTAAATATTTATTAAAATGAGTTATAAATTCTATGATAATTTAGTTGAAAATATTAATAATTATTCTTTAAAAATAGATAATAATATTGTAAATAGTAATGATTTATATTATTTACATCGAATATTAGTTGATATTCCTGGTAATGGTTATAATTACTATTCATCTAAAATAAATACTCCAAGTATTAAAGATAAAATAAGAAAAATTATTAAATATGTAAGTAAAGAAACACTTATTAAAAGTAATATTTTTAATAAATTTTCTGATTATTTTATTAATAAAACTCCTGAAATATTAAATGACTTTTTTAGTTGTATTAAAAATCAAATTTTATTAGATAATTTTGTATATATATGCTATGAAGGACAATATTCTAAATTAATGTGTAATATAGAAAATGGAATAGAATTATTAACATTAATTATATTAAGAGATAAAAAAGTAATGTATAAAAATTTAATAACACATATATTAAGTTATAATAATAACAATTTTAATAAAAAAATATTTAAAATGTTTTATTCTAATGTATTAACAGATGAGATTAAAATAACATTATTTATATTATTAATTAATAATACAAAAAAGAATAGTTATTATTATTTACTTCATATTAAAAATTATATTAATGATTTTTACTTTAATATAAATGATAAAATTAAAAGAAATGATTTGTATATTATATTATTACATCTATTTAAAATTGATTATAATAATTATAAAGATATAATTGATGATATATATAAGAATAACCATTATATTGTTTTTAGTGTTAAAAAATTAAAAGAACTTATTGAAAAAAATGAAATTAATAAGAATAATATTAATATATTTATTAAATTAAATAATATAGATATTGATAAAGAATTATTAAAGTATTTAATATATAAAAAGATTAAGGTAGAACATAATATTCCTATTGATGAAGAATTATTATTATGTTGTTCTATAAATCATTTTATTCCATATAAAATTGATTGTATTCCATCAGATGAAATAGTTTCTGAGGTTTGTAAATATAATAATATGGACCATATTAAAAAAATTATTGAAGCGGGTGGAAAGTTAGAACATAAGCATTTATTATATGCTTGTAATTTATATGAAAATGGGAAGATTATTAAATATTTAATAGATCATACTAAACCTGATATGCAAATATTAGATAGATTACTTGAAAAATATAGTGCCAAAATATATTTAAATGTTATTAATACAGAATTTTATAAAAAAGATGAAAAAATTGTTGAATTTAATGAAGAATTATTATTTAAGATAGAAAAAAATGAAAATGATATTGATAATAATAAAAAGTATTTAATAAAGAGTAAGATAAGAAATTTATTAAATATTAAAAAAACAAAAAAGTATAATATAAATGAGTTATTAATATTATTTATTAATTACTTAGAAAATAATAGATTAATAATACAAAATTATTTTATTTTAAATGAAGAATTATCTGAAATAATTAAAACAGATGTTAATCGTGTATTAAATGTTAGTGAAATAAAAAATTTTGTGTCATATTTTATAAAATTAGATTAAACTTTTTTTAATTAATTCTTCTAATTTTAATATATTATCTTTTGTAATTTTATCATTATTCCAATCATTAATATTTGAATTTATTTTTTCTAAAAACATATCACGTATATCAGTTATATTTTTGCTATAATTTCTTATTAAATTTCTATAACTAATATTATTATTAATAATTTCTTTATTTAATATAACTTCTAACTTATAAATATCTATATAAGGATGTTTTAATCTTATTTCCGTCCAAAAAGTGCTCCACGCAGAACAAAAACCATCAGGGTCTCCAATATAATTACTTTGTAATTCATAAATTTCTTTATATTGAAAAGAAATTTTAGATAGATATTTTTTAGGTGGTAGATATTCTAAGTTAAATTGTAATGAAAAATTTTCTAAAACATTATCTAATAAATTACTATCATAATTCATTGAATAAGGTGGTTCTGAACCATAAGGTTCAAAACGTTCTAATCTATTATTTTTAAAATCAAATATTAAATAATTAGAGTGTCCTTTATATCCTTTTGAATCAAATAATTCTATACCAAGTGGTATAATAAAAAAATTAGTTTTATTTTTAATTTGATTGATATAAGAATATAGATTATTAATATCATTAATAAATTTATAATTTTTCCAATATAGAGAATAATTAATAAATTCGGAATAATTATTATTGAAATTAATTAATTCTGTGTTTTGTTTAATTAAATTAATTGATGATTTGATATTTTTATATTTTTTACTTAAATATAATAATCCAGAGAATATATTAATTGATGTTGTAGAATATGACGAAATATTAACTTCAGGATAATTATCAATTAATTTTGGATATAATTTTGTTTTAGGATATGAAAACATTTTATTCATAATAATATTTTTATTAATAAATACATTAACACAATCTGTTATTCTATCTAAAATAATTTTATGACAATTATTTTTTTTATTGCTTTGAATTAAATCTTTACAATTATTATCATTTGATAAATAATAATTTTTATCAGTTGAAGATAAAATATATAAGTAGCTTTTAGTTATTAATTCTAAAAAAGAATTAATTTTATTTTTGTCTAAATATTTAAACATAGTTTCTTTTTTATTATTAAATATAAAAATATCTAATTTTTTTTTTTCTAAAATATCTTTTACATTTTCCCAATAGTCATATTTAATTAATAAGAATAATGGACTTTCACCATAATTATTTTGAATATTTAAATCACTATTAATTATAGCATCATTGAGTATATCAATATTATTTTTGTATATATTTAATTTTTTTAATATTAAATGCAAAGGTATATTTCCATCAATATTAAAAATATTATAATTGAATGTTATTTGTTTATATACATTAAGCATTTTTAAAATATCATTTTTATTTAGTAATGTTATTTTTTCAATAAAATAACAATAAAAAATATTACCACTTTTATCTTGTATATTACCATCAAAAAAATTAGTATATTTTTTAATTAATAAACATAAATTTATATCATTCGTAATAGCCACATAATGTAATTGTGATAAATTATATTTATTTTCAGTGATATTTAATTTAATATTTGATTTTAATAGAAAATCTACAAAATCTAAATTATTATTTTTAATTGATAAATGTAAAGGTGTTTCACCATCATTAGTTAAAGTATTTAAATTATAATATTTAGTTAATATTTTAAATATACTAAAATTATTATTTATAATACTGATATGTAAGGCATTATAACCGTCATTATTTTTTGTGTTAAAATTATTAACATAATTACATAATATTTTTAAACTTTCAATATTATTAAATTGTATGCAATATATCAATGAATTGTTATTATTGTTGTCATAAATTTCATTAATATTTAATCCAATATTATTACTATTTTCTTCTAATATAATTTTAAGTATTTCATTATATGAAAATTTAATTATATTATAAAGAATACTTCTATTATTTTCATCAACAATATCCAATTTTAATTCTTTTATTATTAATTTTATAATTTCATATTTATTAAAAAGAATAAGATATTCTAAAAAATAAATATTTTTACTATCTTTTATATTGTAATCAAAATTTTTATTTTTTTTAATTATTTTAATAATTTCTTTCCATTCACCATTATTTATTAATTTAAATAATTTATAATTTATCTTTTCTATATTATCTAAATTATTTAAATTATTGTTTAATAATAAAACATCTTTCATATAAATTATATAATAAATAATTTTATTTATTATATTTGTTCTAAAAAAATTATTCTGTTAAATAATCATTAATAATTGAATACATTGTTTTAACAATTTTTATTTTTTCAATATGATAAGGTCTAAATATTTTTAAAATTTCATCTAAAGAATATAATTTAATATCACCTATTTCATAATTATCTATTTTATTATTTTCATAATTATTTAAATAAGATAAATAATAATTATGTATATATTTAACACCATTTGTTCCTGTTAGATTTTCCCTTAAAAATTTACACTTTATAAATATTTCTAAATCATCTTTATTAATATTTGTTTCCTCATTAAATTCTCTAATAGCACAATCCAAATCATTTTCATTTTTATTTCTTCTACCCTTTGGAAATCCCCATTCATTAAAATTATAAATTGATTTTGCAAACTCTTCTTTTTTATATTTTATTCTAACATTATAAAATTTACTTTTAGAATTAGTATATTCATTAAAATGATATTGATTATGTATCCCTGAAGAGTTCCACATTTCATTCCATAAATCATCAAATTCTTTATTTAATATATTATCTATTTCTTTTTCTGTCATTTGTTTAATCAAATAATTTATACTTGGATTATTTAAATTTTCATTTTCTAAATCACAATTAATAATATTATCATTATATTTACCTCTTAAAAATTCTATATATCCTAATGAATTCTTTCTTTGAACCAATAAAAATTTAATATTTTTATTTATATTATTTATATCAATAATTTTTGATAAATTTTCTATTAATAAATTTCTATTAACATTAAATTTATTATATATAAGCTCTTGTAAATCATTTATTTTATTATTCTCAAAATTATCAATTTTAAATGATATTAATCCATTTGAAATTAATGGATAAATACATTTTTTTTGATGATGACCTTGTTTATTACAATTAATACAATATGTATTTTTATTTGATTTATTATAATTATAATTCATAACTTTCTATAACATAATCATAATATTTATTTAATTAAATATAAATATATTTATAAATATTTTTTCATTGTATATGATGATAAATAAATTTTAATTAAATAATATCATAATCATCAATTTCATCATTTTTATCATCCATATCATAATATTCTTTAATTTCTTGTGGTGTAGCCAAATCTAATAAAATACCTTTTGCTGTAATTTCATTGCATTTATCTGAAAAAATATTACCCTTGATTAATATTTTTACATACATATCTTTTTTCAATAATTCAGTGGTTTCTTTAATTCTTAAACAATCATTAATCAATAAAAATTTATTTGGATTAATTAAATCTGGAGGTATAATAACTTTAACTGGTCCATTAATTGCTGTATTAATTTTAGGTGTAATTCTATCCATTTTACATATTATTTCTTTTTCATTTACAATAAAAAATAATTGACAACTAAATTTAACTTTAAATTGTTGTGAAGATAAAATATCTTCAGGATTTATTAATGTTTCTTCAATTTCATCAACCTTATAAATTTTATTTATATATCCATATTGTTTATAACATTTTTTTTCATAATGATTTTTTAAATTTTCTTTAATATGATTTGATACATCATTATCCATTTGTTCTGGATTTAACAATTCTTTTGTATTAAGAATTGTATCTGTATATATTTTCATTAACTGGTTATTAGAACTCATTGTGTTATTATAATTATATATTATTTTTTATTTATCAATTTTTATTACTTATATAAATATAATATATAAATAAACACACTATTAAACTTCATCAATACAAATAATTATATACAACATAAATAACAAAACAAACTCAAATAATATTTTCATATTAAACTAAAGAACCACCACCTGGTCCTTGAATTTCAAGTTTTCCATTTGAAATAAATGTCTCAATTTTTCTCATAATTTCTTTTAAACTTTCTTTATTATTTTTTTTTTTATTATAAATCATCTCAATTTTTCCTCTTTGTGTTTTTTCAACTATAATAGATTCTTCTTCATATGAAACTATTTTGATTTGCAACAAAATCATTTTACGAAACAAAAATAAATTAGATAATTCAAATTTATCAAGAAAATAAAAAACATTAAAATTAATTTTGATAAGATTTACAAGAATATTATTTTTAATATATTCAAGCTCTTTTTCTTCAAATTTATCCATGACACCATTATCTGGAGAACTTAAATTTATAAAATCTTGAATAGACAAATTTAAATCAGTAAGAATACTTTGATATATAAGTTTAAAAAATTCTCTTTTATCTATATCCAACTCTTCAACAGTTTTTGCTGGATAATCTTGAAAACCCATCATAA